GTTGAAATACAGCCCGCGCCAGTCCATCGCCTTGGCCGCCGCAGTGACCCGGCACTTGAATTCCATGCCGTCCACGGACCAGCCCTCGCGGGTTTCCAGCAAAGGAATCATGTTGCCGTTAAGGGTAAACAGCTTGACGGTCATCCCCTTGCGGGCCGCCAAATACCAGGCCGCCGTGTCGTCGGCGTCCAGGCGCGCATCGTAAACCGGCGTTAGATAGGACCAGGGGTTGGTGACATAGTTGGTTGCTGTATCGTTCGTGAAGCCACCCGCAAACGTCGGGTTGGTGGACACAAGCAAGCTGTCCACGGTGCCCTTGAGCGCCCAGGGCGACAGGATGAACTGCGGCCGGATGTTGAGGTTCTGGACTCCCTGGAGATCCGTCTGGGTCGCCATGGCTGCCGCGCCGGCGTTAAGCGTCGCCACGGAAGGGACCGCGCCGGAGCCGTTGTCCACAAAGTTGCTGTGGTCGGCATGGAACAGGGCCGTGCCGTCGCCCATGGCCGCGTTGGCGGTCAGGACAGCATAAACCAGGTCGCCGTACTTACGGCGGGCCGCCGCGCCCAGCTTCTCGCGGATGTCGGACAAAGCCCCCAGATCGTCGTTGACCATCAACTTTCGGGTAAACGGCACAATGATGCCGTAATCCACCACGGTGACGCTTTCCTTTGCGTCTGTCACAACACCGTAGGTGTACTCACCGCCATCCGGGTTGATCGCCACCAGGCTGGGGGCTTCACTGGCGCGGGCAAACACCTGCTCGCGGAAGTCGTTGACCCGCCCGCTGGTGTCGGCCCAGGTGTCGTAGGTCTCTTCGGCCGCCTCGAAACCCTCCAGCATGGCCTTGTTGGCGACATCGGACATGATGTTGGAGAAGTCCGATGTGGTCAGGGCGCGCTGGAAAATCCCCATGGGGTCCAGGCCGCGCACCGGCTGGTTGGCGATCCGCAGGCGGTCCTTGGCCAGCTCCAGCATGCTCATGGTCTGGTATTCGGTCTGTTTGTCGCCCACCTTGTCGGCGGCAATCCCGGCGCGGATCATAATGCCGTCCACGGCGGCGTCGCGGGATTTGTCACGCTCTTCCTTGGTCACATGCACCCGCACGCCGTCCCGGCTGGGCTTGGCCGCCACCAGGGCGTCGTTGATCCGGCGCAGGGCGTCCACTTCCTCGGTGTCGGAGTTGATCAGCTCGGTGCGCAGCTCGGCAAGGTCCAACCCGAAAGCGGATTCGACTTTCTCGATGGCCACGTCAATGGCCGAAATCCGGGCGCGCTCCTTGGCCGCGGTGTTCTCCTTGGCCCGGATGGCGTCTTTGCGCATCTGCTCGATGTCCTTGATCTCGTTTTTTTCTTCCAGCACCGGCTGGAGGGCGCGGGTCAGGGCTTCGATCTGGTCCTGGAAATCCGCGCGCTGCTTTTCTAATGCTTTTTCCAATTCTTCGCGTTCCATGTCGGTATCCTTTCGGATTTCTGAATTATTGTTGATTTGAATGTTGAGGGTTTGCTGGTCGCCGCCTTCAAACGGCTGATCCGATCGCGCTTTCGCCTTGGCGTCCGCGCCGATGGGACAGCAGCTCACCTCCTTGATGGTCCAGCTCGTGACGACGTTGACAGGTCCCTTCCAGGTTCGGCCATCGATCTCGACTTTCTCCCCCTTCTTGACCCTTGTGACGCTGTTCTTGCTGAACCGGTAGCCGACCGAAAAGTCGGTGAGGTGGCCCTCCCGGTATTTGCTGAAGGCCTCGTCGGCCTTCGTGGTACTCGAAAAAAACGCCATGCCGGTCACCTGGTAGCCTTCCACCTTGCGGTTGCGCACGCTGCCCAGCACGTCAGAGACGGACCAGCGGCTGTGCGTATCCAGCAACGGCACCTGGCGCGGCATGATGGCGCCCTTGGCCAACAACACCTCGGGCACGTCCTCGCCGGTCTCCCAGTCGTACATGCGCACCGGCGTTTCCGTGGCGATCACGATCTCCAGCGAGCGCTTTTCTTCGTTCAGCGTGGACGGCGCCCGCACTTCCAATGACCGGTAGCTCAAATCATCTGGCATTTTTCGCAATCTCCCCTATGGATAAAACCTTGTTTCCCTGTTGCGCCACGGCCGCCGGGTTGCTGGCCAGCGGGGCCGGCTCCTTGGGCTCGTCGAGTTTCCGGTCCTCCAGCATGTGCTGCCACTCTTCCCACTCGTCCAGCACCTGCTCGGGATCGCGGCCCCGGGCGTGCAGCACTTCCTGGGGCGATCGCAGTTTGGCGTCCACGGCGTCCGTCTCGGCCCGGCCCTCGCGCAGCGGATCGAGCTGCTCGACCCCCGGCGCCATCCACACCGAGCGGTTGAAATATTCCTGGTTGGCCAGGTAGCCGGGCAGGTCCAGCTTGCCCGTGGTGACCGCCCAAAACATGAACTCGCGCTTGATGGGCTCGCAGAACTGCCGCACCAGCCGGCCGCGGCGGATGGCGATGCCCTTCAGCATGTCGTTGCGGCTCACCCGGCTGGCGGAATACTGCGCCCCGGTGTAGTCGCCGCTGACCAGCTCGTAGGTCACCCCCACGGCCGCGGCGAAGGACCTCAAAATGAAGCGCACGAACGGCTCGAAATTGTCGCCCGGCCGGTTGTGGTTGGCGATGGTCACATTTTCGCCGGTGCGCATAAAATCCACGATGGAGTGGCCCATCTCCATGCTGTTGTAGGTGTTGTTGTTTTCGTCGGTGGTCTGGGCGCCGCCGAACGCGGCCAGGGCCGCGGCGGGGTCGGGGCTGTTGACGAACGCCAGCCAGCGGGCCGCGCGCTGGGCCGTGGCGATCTCGGCCTCCAAATAATCGCGCAGTTGATGGGCCAGCAAAATGACCGGGGCCAGCGGGGTGACGCCGCGCAGCTGGTTGGGGCGCAAGCTGCGAAAGCCGATCAATACCTGATCGGCCGGGTAGCGCTGGGGCTTTTTCCAGCGGTCGGCGTCCTCGAAGTGGTAGGCCATGGCCTTGCCGGTGCGCGGGTCGTACTCGACGCCCTGGTGGATCTCGTTGCCGGGCAGCGGCGTGGCCCCGTAGGACGACAACTGGTCCGGCTCGATCGCCAGCAGGTCGAAGGGCAGCAGGCGCCCCCGCGCGCGGGTGAAGCGCTTGATGAAAATATACTCGCCCACCTCCACGTCCTGGCGGCAAGCCATCTGCTGCATCTCGTTGAAGTGCAGGCGCCCGCCGGCGTCGGCCTCGTCACACCAGCGCTTCCAGGTGTCCTCGATCTTCTGGTTGATGCCCCGGGCCAGGGATCCGCCGGCGGGGTCTTTGACCCGCGCCTGCAGGGTGATGCCGTCGCCCACGGTAAAGTCCTCCACCCGTTGGATGGCGGTGGCCATGGCCGGCATGTCGCGCACCAGCTGGCGCGCCCGGGCCCGCAGCGTGCCCACCGAGTTGGCGATCACCGTATTGACGCCGTCGTCCACCGGGTTCCAGCCGCCGGTGTTGGTGTTGCCTTTGGCAGCGGCGTATTTCGAGCGCACCAGATGCCGACAGGCCATGCGCTTTAGTTCGGCCTGGGGCGAAAACAGGCCCACGATACGGTCAATGGCGCTGCCGATGTTTACCATGTGTCACTCTTGACGGTGGTGGATACCCGTCGGCCGCCGGAGGTGGCTGAGGCCGCATCGATGTCGGCCTTAATCACGTCGCGCAGTTTTAGAAGCTCATCAAGACCACGATATTCGACAGACTTGCCGTTTACGGAAACGCGGCCGACCGTCGCACCGGAAATAATAGCGGACTCGACGTTTGATAAATCAGTGGAGGAAAACGCCATAAAGAAAACCCCATGATATGGTGGTGTGATTATACGCCGCCACCATATCATGGGGTTTTTTATCTTTTTATGTTTTTAACAGCTAATAGATAGCTTATGACCACCTAATAGACAGCTTATGAATAGTTAATAGATAGCTTAAATTGCTTGACAGGGTTTTTCAGGATCGCGCGCGGATGTCGCCCAGTTCCGGCGGCTCCTCCGGCCGCATGCGCCTGGCATCCGGGTGGCGCAGCTCCTGGCGCTGTACGTAGCGGTGCCAGCGCCACACGTCCTCACGGGTGACGTGCCATCGCCCGTTGAGTTTCCCGGACGCCCCGCAGCACCCGAACGGGTATTTGCGCAGCAACCGGATAAACTGCGATTGCCCCATTTTTAGCTCGTCCAGCACCTCCTGCTGGCTGGTCAGCACGTTGGACGGCGGCGCAACCGCTTCGCGGTCGACGTCATCCCCCATCGCATCGGTGTTCTCGGTGTCATTTTTTTTCCCGCCTGATTTTCTGGCTGCCATTTAAAACTCCTTTTCGCCTGGATTGATCACCACAATTTTGGTTTGTCGTCCGGCCTGGCCGAACGGTTTTTAGGCGCCTCGTCCTTTTCTTCTTTCGGTTTCCAGAACCGCACCTGCATGATTTCGGCGGCGCAGTTATTCAGCACCCCGCAGTCCCATAAATGGTTGGGCGCATTCGGGCGGCAGTCCCAGTCGCCCTTGTCGTTGACGTATTCCGACGTGTAGTGCGCGGCGTAGTCCAGCGGCAGATCGCTCGGCATGCGGACGCTGCCCGGATCGCCCAGCTGCACGGCCATGGCCGCCGCCAGCTGGTCCTTGAAATACTTGGTGTTCACCCGCACCAGGTTCAGGCCGCCGGGGATGGGTTTTTTGCTGTTGGGGTAGTTTTCGATGCGCGAATAGGCATACGGCTGGTTCATGGTGCGCTCGCCCTTGGTGGGCAGCACCTTGCCCGGGTGCTGGCGGCACCAGTCGTAGACCTCGGCCGTGCGGTGGCCCATGGCGTCGATCAGCCCACAGCGCACCAGGTAGGGGTTGCCATCGGCGTCCGCATAGGCGTCCGACCACAGCACTTGCTCCAGCCCTTCCAGCGTGGTCGCAAAGCCGCAGCGGATCACCCACTGGTCCCGCGTCAGCCCCCAGCCGTGGGCCACGATTTTAAACCAGACGCCGTCGTCCTGGGTGTCGGCCCCGAAGGTGAGGCAGCTCACCTGGCCGCCGCCCGGCACGCGCCCCATGGGGCGGTCTTCGCACAGCGCCATGATGGTGGACTCCAGCCGCTCCACCTGGTAGGCCACCCAGGGCTCCGCGGCGTAGCCGTTCTGGAAGTCCTTCAACTTGGTTTTGTCCGGGCGTCCGCCGGGCGGGTTGGCCGCAAACCAGGCCGCCATCACTTCCGACAGGCTGACGAAGGGGCTCAGCCAGCTGGGGATCTGAAACGCGATCGAGGCCGGGTTGAAGGCCGCCAGCCAGGCCGCCATGACGATGCCCTTTTCACTCTCGCGCCACTGGCCGGCGCGCACGGCCGCGTCCCGTTGGGCGTCGTCCCATCGGGCGGGGCATTTTGCGCAATCGTACCAGGCCAGATGCTCGGCCTTGATCTGCTTGGGATCGCGCCGGCCGTCCGGCACCCGGATGCGGGTCAGCTCCATCACCTGCCAGCCGCCGCAGGCCGGGCACTGCACCCAGTAGACGAAACGCACCTGGGCTTCCTGGTAGGCCTGCCAGATGGGGCCCTCCTCGATGGTGGGGGTGGACACCAGCCACATCTTGCGGCGACCCTTGTAGGTGGTCATGCGCTTCCTGGCCAGCTCGATCGGGCCGGTCTCCTTTTTGCCCGTGGTGGCCGGGTATTTGTCCACCTCGTCCAGCACCACTTTGCCGATCGGTTTGTTGGCCAGGCGCGCGGCGGAGTTGGCCCAGGCGAAATAGATGGCCATGTGGGTCAGGTTGATGCGGTTGACGGACATATCGTCGTCGTAGCCCGTGGTGTATTCCAGCAAGCGGCGGCTGGAGGTGATCATGGGCTGCACGCGGTCCTTGCTGTTTTCCTTGCTGGTCAGCTCGTCCGGGTAGACGTAGAGCACGTCCGCCGGGTCGCGGTCGATGGCGTAGCCCACGCAGTTGTTGACCCCCTCGGACTTTCCCACCTGGGGAGTCGCCACCAGCACGATCTCTTCCACCGAGCGGTGGTAGCTGGCGTCCATCACGCCGGCCAGATAGGGCGTGGTTCGATTCCTCCAGCGCCCCGGTATGGCGGACTTCGTCACCACCCGGTGACGCTCGGCCCACTTCGAGGGCGGGATCGGCCGCCGCTTTTTAAGCCGCTTTTTCTCCCCCCGCGTCAGCCGGTAATGGTACGACGTCACCTGCCCGCGCAGATCCGGCGGCAGGTAGGTGGCGGGCAGGGTGGTTTTGGTTTGGAAGTACATCAGCCCGTCCTCTCCATCATAAAAATGACCGAGAAATTAAGCAGCCCCGCTGCAAACCAGTAAACCGCCGGACCCCAGCGCCCCGCGATGGCCAGCGGCACCGCCGCCAGGAAACTTTCCAGCATGATCAGCAGCGGCAGGATCTGGTAGAATTTGATCAATTAATTGACCTCCTCGAAGTCCACGAAATATTCCAGGCTGGCGTATTCCGCCAGCAGCTCGTTCCACTCCGGCAGCATCATGTCCAGCACCATGGAAACTTTTTTGGCATCGCCCCCCACGGCCGATACCCAATCCGCCGTGCGCGTGCGGAAGAAATTCTGCACCCCCTGGTCCAGCACGCCCACCCGCGACGACATTTCCAAATTGAAGTCCCGCCGTGGAATATATTTCTTGCGCTCTTTTTCCAACTCGAACTGCGCCCGCTCGTTCTGTGCTTTGAGCTTCTCGATCTCCAGGCGGGTTTTCTCTTCCGTCAGCGGCGTCTGGTTGCCGTCCTCGTCCTCCAGACGATCAAGATATCGGGCCGCGTACCCATCCACCTCGGACAACCGCACCCGGTTGTCGTGTTCGATAATGCAAAGGCCTTTTTTACAGTCCGCATAAAACTTGCTTTTTTTGATTTTATACCCCTGGTCGATCAACCACTGGGCCGCCTCTAAGCGGGTATCGAAACACTGCTCCGCCGGGAAATATTTAGCCACCAAGGTGTTGGTGAATTCTTTCAACCCCACCTTGGCCGCGTTCCACTTTTTGAGATCGCTTTCGGCGTAGCCGTCCTGATAGGCTTGACGGGTGCTGACAACCGCGAATTGCAGCACGTCCAGCTCCTCGGCCTCGGACGCCGAACACTTCCCCCGGATGCGGTCCAGATCAGCCACGGCGCTGCGCTCGCGCACGATCCAGCTGGCAGTGCAGGTCGTGGATGATCTCGAAAGATTCTGTTTCCTCACGGTCCAGCCGCTTTACCAGGTCGGCATTTTTAGCCGCCAGGTCATACACCTGCTGCTGCAGCGCATCCCGCTCGCGCCGCAGCATGGCGTTGGCCTCGCGCAGCCCGCCGATCTTTTTCATCTGCCCGATGTATTTCCCGTTGTTCATGATATTCAGCACCGCTTGCCCTCCATCACCACTTGATCAGCATGCCGTTGAACGGCAGGCCGTGCGTTTTATTGAAAAAATCGTAAAACTCCCCCACCGTGCAAAACCCGTCCGCCTCGGCCAGCTCGCCGATCTCCATCGGATCCAACCAGCGGACACCGTCGCCATCCACCAACAGCACCCGGCCGTCCGTCAACATCCCGATCGGCTCCGACGACGTGCAGACATCCTCGCGCAGCTTCCGGCAGGCCTTGGTACGCATGCCGGTGTAGTGATGCAGCACATCTCCCGGCGCCGGGTCCCGCCCGTCCTTGCGCATCGCCCGGATCGTCTGCCGCTTCGCCCCCGATTCCACCAGCGGGGCAAACCGCTGTTTGAAATTCAATGCCGGCATCGATAATTCATCGTTATTAGTTATGTGCCCCACCGTCATCCTCACCCCTAAAGGCTGACCGTCAACGCGGTTTTCCCCGGTCACTTAGAGGACTGGCGCCTGTTTACGTCGGCGCGGTTATCGAACTTTGAAAAATACGATTTCAAAGGCCGGGCTTTTGCCGGGGCACATATTTGTTTGTTAAAATAAAGTCCTCGTAAAGCATGCTCTTCTGATACATATCCGCCAGCACGGCCGGGTGGAATAAAACCAGATGCTTCCCGCCGCAGGCCAGGCAGCCCCGGTTGGCCTCTTCGACAGACGCCGGCACACCATCGAACACGGCGCTGCACGTTTGACACACGGTCAGGCAGTTAGTTACTCGTTTCATATAGCTTCACCGTCCTCAGATGACGTGGTCCTGGTTTATCACCGCGTGACCTCCGGGTATTGGTTCCACTCACGGCCATCCAGCAGGCGGCCAGCTTTCTTTTTGCCGACACGACTAACAACAGCTTCTGTGCCGAACATTAAAAACATTCTTTTGGGGATGGTTGATTCGGTATATTCAAATGGTTCAACCATGCCGCCCCTGCAAATTCTTTGCTTAATATTCGGCCCTTTTTCAAATGGCGTGCGCGCCCATTCCCCCCACTGCTTAAAGAAAAATGGAACACCCGCATCAACGCACTGATCCCGTAGCGACCGCGCCCATGCCGGGTGCATCGGCCTTGCGCCGGGACCGCTCTCGCCTCCGCAGATGACCCAATCTATATATGCAGCGCAAAGCGGATGGTCAGGAAGGTATTGATCAATATCCACCGGCCCCAGCATAGGTTCAACACTTACAAACCGCACCGCCGCCGGGATCTGCAACAGAATCGGTATTCGCTTGTCGGCCTGCTCCTGATTTTCGGCGGTGACGCCAATCCATGCGACGTGTTGAAACCACGCCGCATGTTGTACATCGATTCGCGTTTTCAACACCCACTCGCGCCATGCCAGAATACGCTCCGGCCGCTTCGTAAGAAAAAGCCATTTATGTTTTGGGTTCTGCCGGTGGGCGCTGGCCGCATTAGATATGACAAGACTGATCCACTCAAACGGCACATCCTCATGGAACAAATCGCCCATCGAGCAAACGAAGATCATGCGAGGCTTTCGCCATTTTAGCGGTTTTTTAAACTGTGATTCATGCAGCGTGATCGCAAACGGATCGTCCGCCGGATACCCAAACCGCCCCGCCAGACGCTTGGCCATCCGCTCGGCGTAACAGTTCGCACAGCCGGGGCTGATCTTCGTGCAGCCCGTGATCGGGTTCCATGTTTCCGTCGCCCATTCTATTTTGGTTGTCACGATTCCCTCCACAAAATGTTATGCCGCCATTAGCGACAACCCGAGGTTATTAGCCGTGCGCACCGGTACCGAGTTGCCGATCTGTTTCACGATGTCCGAGTTCGTGCCGGCAAAGCGGTAGTCATTTGGAAAGCTGTGCGCAGCGGCCAGCTCTTTCGGCGTCAGCATCCGGAAGAGGATGTCTATGAGATATCGCTGGCCACCGATGTCCACAACCATCGGACGCACCAGGCCGAAACGGTCATCTGTTGTGACTGTGTCGATCGGTTGATCCATGGGAGTAAAACGGCCCGTGCCGTAGTATTTGACGACGAACGGCTGAACCACGCACTGTTCCGCTTTCGACACCAGCGTCGACAAAGGCTCGCCGGCTGATCTGATGCGGTTTGATCCTCCGGTCTGGCCGGTGGCCATAACGAACGGCTCGATCAGCGCATGGGCGCCGGTGGCCGTAATCGTCGGCAAACCATAATCCACCGTCCGGACAGCGCCGCGGGCGTCCTGCGGCAGGATCAGCGGCTTAATCAACCCGATCCGGTTGGATGTATCCAGAGTGGACAATGGCTGATCAATAGACTGAACCCGGCCGCCATCGTTGAACCGGACCATAAAAGGCTGGCAGAGGCCAACGTGCGTACCGCCAGCTGTTATTGCCGGCATAGGGTTGTCGACGTTGCCAGTGGTGCCGGTACCACGCAGCAGCACAAGAAACGGATCGGCCCACTCACCCCAAAATCGTTCGACGCCGGCGGCGATTCTTTTCAGCGTGTTCTCGGCCAGCGGGCGCTTGATACGCAGCCCGGACGCCCGGACGTCATCACGGGTCAGGAAAATGCTGTGGCCAGGGTTGTTCCAATCAATAATATCCTGTGCAGGTCGCCACGGTTGCACAATCTGGCCGAAGATGTCAGCGCGCGAATCCCGGCCATTGGTCGGTGTCGGGAATGCAACCCGTTTCCGGCCCCGGCGGGCCATCAGGAAAAAGCGCCTCCGGGTGGTAGCGTCGCCATAGTCGGCGCAGTTCAACACCTGCCAATCGACCGAATAGGACAGGGACCGGAGCGCATTGACGAACGCATGGAAGGTTTTGCCACGCATGGATTTGATGGGTTTGCCATTTTCATCCAGTGGCCCCCATCCGGCAAACTCCGGCACATTCTCGATCAACAGGTTGCGGACGTATAGCTCCTGGCACCAGTGCAGCACATGCCAGGCACTGGCACGGGACTGGTCGCAGCGGGGCTTGCCACCCCGGGCATTGCTGTGGTGGGTGCATTCCGGACTGGCAACCAGTAGATCGAGTTTCCCGCCCGGCACGGCCGTGCTGGGCTTGAGCCCCTCAAGGCTGGTGCACAGGTGCTCGGCCCAGGGATGATTCGCCGCGTGCGTCTCAATGGCCGTCTCCCAGTGGTTGACCGCTGTCAGCTTTAGATCGCACCCCAGCGCTTCGGCCGCCATACGCAACCCAGTCGACGTCCCGCCAGCACCACAGAAAAGATCAGCTGCATGGATTATTTTTCCCATATTCGCCCTCGTTAATTCCTACTTATTGAATCCAGAAAATTAGCCCCATCAACCACATCCGCCGGGTGCGCCGCGATATAAGACCAGCAATCCCGGTCGAAATAGACCAGCTGGCTGATGCGCTTAGACTCCGCCGGATGCCGCCGCATGGTTTTCTTCTCCCGGATGCCGGTTTGCGCCGGTGTGTTAATGATCCGCACCGGGTAGCGCTTCAGAAGACCGGCCAGTTCACGCACTGCTTCCGGAACGCCCGCCAGGCCGTCCGCCGGATCCGCATCGCCTTCCGGTTGCGGTTCCTGGACCGCGCCTTCGCATTGCACATCTCCACTAATATCGCTATCAGTTGATGCAGGTACATCCGCGCCCCCCCTTTTTTCATTCGATCCAAAGCGTGATGGTCCCATCGTCAAGGCCGGCGGCAGCCCCGCTATAACCCAGGCCCGCAGGTCGACCCCCGCTGTCGGCAGATCGCCAGGATCCTTTCCTACTGGTACCGGCCACCGTTTGGCCCGCTCAAACTGATCCTGCCACCAGGACCAGGCCCCGGCGCCGGCCTGGTCGAAATCCAGCGCCACCAAAATGCGCAGCGCCTGCTGCAGGGCCGGGGTGGCCGCGGCGTCCGGCTTGGCGTGGCTGGAGCCCACCGCCAGAGCCCCCACGAGGTCGCCCGCCGCCGCATCGATCGCCATGGCGTCCAGCTCGGCTTCCACCACCACGTAGGCCTTGGCCTGCGGGTTGATCAGCGTGCGCGCCATGGTGGACCCCTCGATATTAAAATATTTCTGGAATTTTCCGTCCTGCAGGTCGGCCTTGGGCCGCCGGATCCGGATGCGCATCACCTGGTCGTCCACGATGTAGGGGATCACCAGCCCGCGCGGGATGAACAGCATCTTTTTGCGGCCGTTTTCCTTCGCGATGGTAGGAAGCCCCCAGGCCTCGCGCGGCCGGAACAGGCAGTTGTTTTCACCCTCTCCCGCCAGCCACCCCAACTGGAACCGCCCAACGGCATCCCGATCGATGCCGCGGCGCGCCAGATAATTAAGGTGCGTTTCACTTTCCAGCAGGGCCGCGTGCGCTTTCGCCACCAGCTCGGCGGCCTTGTTCCGCCAGCGTTCCACGTCCACCCCTTCCGGTGCGTCCACCGTGTCCGGCTGCCAAGCCCTGGCGGACGGCCGCGCCGGTTTTTTGTCGTAAAACGGCTGGCGCTCATACTCCGGCACGTCGCGGCCCACATGCTCACAGGCCGCCTTGAAATCCATCCCCAGGAACTGCCGGCAAAACTCGATGTTGTCGCCGCCCTTGTCGCATCCCCGGCACCACCACGACCCGTCGCCGCCATTCTGATCCGGCCAGACGTGGAAGCGGTCGTCACCACCGCAACCCGGGCACGGGCTCCAGTGTTCCTCACCTTTGTGGCCCCTGGAGGCCAGCCGCGGCGCGATGCCGGTTGATTTCAATAGATCGAGTACGTTTTCCGCCATGGTCCTGTTGGTCCTGCCCTCGGTCCTGGCCTTTTTTATAAGGACTTTAATACTTTATAATTTTTCCAGGACTATTATCTAAATATAAATTTCTTGATAAGTTTTATATGGTCCAGAAGCTAAAAACACGTCTCCCTCTCAATGGTCCTATGGTCCATTTTCCTGTTAATTTAATATGTTAAATATACAAACCATCTGGACCATTAGGACCATCACCACACATCACCCCCATATTGGTCTGGCAGAATCTCCCGCATGACCCGCAGATCCAGCGCCAGACCGAAATATTTATAGAGCCCGCCGACCTTGTCGTGCCGGAAGCGCTCGCGCACGTAGCTGCCGAACTTCTTTTGCTTGGGAGGAAAATTCCCGACGAACTTCTTCCACCAGGCCGTGAAGGCGTCATAGAGATCCGAGGCCCCGATCTGGAACTCGGTCTCGTCGCCCGTGCGGCAGCAAAACTCGATGAAAGCCCCCAGGTTATCCTCGCCGGACTTCCATTTCTGGGTTTCCTCCACCACCCGTGGCGGCATCATCAGGCCGTCCCGCTGCCACTTGAGGCAGCCCTCCACCATCCAGGCCAGGATTCCGGGTGCCTCTTCCTGCAATTTTTGTTGCAGCATCGGGTCGGCCACGCGCTCGTTATCCGCCTTGGGCTCGCTATTGCGCAGGAAGCGCACCAGAAACGGGATGTTGATCACCCGCTCCCAGAACGCCTGGTCCTGCGAGTCGGCGTGGGGCTTGAAGTTGGACAGCAGAAAAAGGGTGTGGCTGGGGGCAAAGGTGATGGGGTATTTGTCGTGCGGCGACCGGCCGGTGAGCGAGTCGGCCCCGGTCAGCCATTTGCACTTGGCCGCGCTTACCTTGGCCCCGTCCTCGGTCTCGCTGGCCCAGGCAATCCGCAGGCCGCGCATGGCCACGATGTCCGGCGTTGGCGCCGAGCTGTTGGTGATCTTGTAGCTGGCCAGCAGCATTTCGGATGGGATCGGGCCGGCCAGCGGCCCCAGCACGGTCTTGATGGCTTCCATCTCGGTGCCCTTGCCGTTGCGGCCGCCGGGTCCGGTGAACACCGGGAAAATGTGTTCATACACCGCGCCGACGATGGCGCAACCATACAGCCGCTGCATGAACTCCACCACCAGCTCGTCCCGCGAGTGGATTTCCAGCAGGGCCTCTTCCCATGTTGGCCGCGGTGCATCGATGCCGCGCCACTCCGTCGGCGCAGCCTTCAACAGAAAATCGTCCGGTTGTCCTGGCCGGCTCTCACCGGTCTTTAGATCCACGACACAATTCGGACAGGCCAAGAGCCACGGCTGCCGGTCGATCTCGTCCCCATGAATGGCCATGGGGTTTTTTGAGGTGTGCGCCCATTTCGCGCACTGGGTGCGGCGCTGATCGCCGCGCAGGTCCCACACGCGCTTTGACAGCTTCCGCTCGCGCGATTCGTGGTATTTCTGGAGCTCCTTGTCGTCCTTCGACTCCTGGGCCTTTTTGCGCTCCAGGTCGGCCGCCGCCTGGTAGCGCTTGACGACCTCCTCCACGGCCGCGAAGGCCCCGTCCATCGTGTCCAACTCCCAATGGTGGCCGGCCCAGCGCAGCCAGCAGTCCATCGATTTGCAGAAAACAAACTTGCCGGCGTTGATGCGCTTGTACAATTCGCCGTCACCCAGCTGGTTGGCCTGGATGCAGCTCCACACGAAATTATGGTCCGGACCACTGTCTCCGGGACCGCTGCCGGTTTTGTTCTCCTCGGCCACACGCGACTCCACCTGGGCCCGGATATCCTCGATCTTGACCAGTTTTTCCATACCGTCCTGTTTGTCCCGATCCGTCAAAAGTGTTAACCCCTACTCTCAAAATCGCGTCCCATTCCAAATTCCATTCCAAATCCCAACATCAAATGGACACGTTTATCGCGCCTTGCCTAACCGTATAGAATAGACCCCAGGAAGGACCCGTTAAACACACACGCAGATGCATTGCGTTTCCCAGGATGTTTTGACCATTGGCCTGTTCTATAGTTAATAAGGGGAAGGCGGGGCGCGGGGCGTCGATCGCCCGGAAAAGATAAAAGGAATGCTATCGTCTTATGCTGTCCAGAGGGTAGGGACTGGCGGCCACGACGAACGCAGAAAGCCCTGCCGCATAGCGACAAGGCTTTGGTGTTTTTATTGATTGTGAGGTGGGGAGATTTTGGGGAGGGTTTTTCCCCAGTGTTTTTAGCGTAAGTATTTGATTTAATTATGGGTAAATGGTGGAGGCGGCGGGAGTCGAACCCGTTGGCTGAAAACTCGCCTCTGTAACTGTTTGATATATTAATGTATCTAATCGGCATTTTCAACCTTTTTGTCGTTGGGGAGATTTTGGGGGAAATTTAGCACTTTACCGCCTCGTGCGGCGACGGTCATGCGCACCACATCGAGGTCGGTTTCCTGCTTCACCCGGATGTAGCGTTCGATGGATTTGTTGCTGGTGTTGCCCAAGGCGGACCTGGCCGCATCGTGGCCGAAGCGCCGGGCCTGCTCGGTGGCCGTGGTGTGGCGTGTGCCGGGATACAGGGGCACGTCCGGCACGCCCAGCTTCGCGCAGGCCTTGGCCCAGCATTTATAGAAATACTTTTCACCGAAGGGCTGGTCCGGCCGAGTGCCCTGCACGCCCCCCGTATGACGAAAGAACGGCACGCCAGGAAGGGCGGGGTGCGCTTTTTTCAGCCGGGCGAATTCGGCCATGTGCTCGGGAAGCAGCCGCACGGTCTTGAACCCGTGCTTTACCTTTGTCGGATTCCAAAACGTCAGCACGCTGTTTCCCAGATCGATGTCGGCCTCATTCAACCGCAGCAGGTCCTGTGGCCGTATGTTGGTATAGGTGGCCAGGATCTCGACACCCAGTGCTATCTTGGGATTGAGCCTGAAGGTCTGCCGGCGCACCTCGTCCATGATGGCCTGCTGGGTGGGCAGGTCGGTGATGGTGCGGTAGCGCAGTTCGTAGGGCACGTCCGGGAATTCCGGCATGGGCAGCTTCTCCCGCCGGCACACCCAGCGGAAGAAATAATGCAGGCAGGACTTGTAGTTGGCCCGCGTCTTTTCGCTGATGCCGTCCAGGCCGAACAGGAAATCCTCGATCATGCCCGGCCGCGCCAGGAGGTCTTTGACGTTGGTCTGGTTCCAGTGGCGCCTGGCCGCCCGCATATAGTTGCGGTAATTGGTCAGGGTCGATTTAGACAGTGCCCGGCCGCGCGTGTTCTTTTCGCGGTGCATCAGCCAGGTCTTGGCCAAGGTGGCAAAGCCCAGCGGCTCGTCGCGGCGCCAGTCGCGCGGATCGTAGACCCCGCGCTTTTTCTGCACGCGCAAAAAAGCCAGCTCCTGCTGGGCCTCGATCACGCTGTTCTTGCGGATTTTGGTCACGCCGAACTCCACCCGGCATTTCCCATGGTGGGCAATCTCCGGGTGACGGCCGCCGCCGGCACAGTACATGCCGTCCCGGTTTTCGTCATTCTTGAAGTTCCGCCCGCAGATCGGGCACTTGACGTCGGTGTAGATGTTGCCACGCATGCAAACCTCCCCAGGGTAATGGGTTGACAGATCAACCATCCTCTGGGTGCGGTCATATGCTATGTGCGGCGCGATTGTCAAAATAATGTCTCTAAACCCGCGTCAATCGTGTGTTTGCCGAGGCCTTAATAAGCGGCTCTCAGGCCGTCAGGGGCGGCGGCTCGGGGCGCTAATCGGGATATACGTCAAAGCGCGATCGTTCAATATCGGCCAAATGGCGAGGCCGTTTTTCTGGCCGACCGTTGCAAAAACAGGGTATCCCGTCTTTCCCGCCTTCAAGAAGCCGGATATCCGCTATGGTGCAGCCGGTGCGCTTCAGGTCGGCCACGGCCGGCGGCTCTTCGTCTACCAGGTCCAGGCACAGGCGGGCCGACGACCGGCACAGCATGTCATGCCGGTAAAGAAAAGTGGCGATCGCCTTCAGCTTTGCGTCCGTCATCGCTATTTCCTCCGGGCTCCAGGTATGGCGCCAGTTTGCTGTGAAGCCAATCGTCCACCAAAATCATATTGCCGTTGCGGTGCCGCACGCTGGACATGGACAGCACCAGCGGCTTGCCGGTGGCCTTGACCACCATCGCCACCTTGCCCTTGGGCGTCACTTGGATGCTATGGACTTCGATCCAGCGCATTGATCCTCTCCACGCATTGCTTGACCAGGTACAGCAGCATGTTTTCCGGCGTGCGCAGGTTCTCTTCCGCCTGTCTGCGCAGGCCGTCCAACAGGTCCCGGCGGCCTTCAAAGTCGACCACGATAAAATTGTGATGGTTGGACGGTGGCGGGGTTGGTGCCGCCGGCGCGGGAATGGCCGCGATCGGCGTGGCAGCCTGTTCGGCGGCCACATCCGGCACGGTGACGCTACCGCTCAGCGCAGACGTATCTTTCGGTTTGTCCGTTGACTTGCCGGCCTTTTTCTTTCCGGCTGCCTGCCGGCGTTTCATGCAGTCGCTGCATATATTCAGCCGACCGTAACGCGCCCGCCTGAAAGCATCGATGGGCTGCGCCACGCCCTTGTGCGGGCAGTCCGGGTCGCTGCAAATTTTGGTTTCGCCGTTAATTTTGGTCACAGGGTTCTCCAGTCTCACAAGCCCGTCGAACGCCGCCTGGCGCTCGGGGCAGTTGACGCAGTCCGGGTGGTTTTTACTGCGCTCGCGGTGCGCGCATGTCCGGCAGGGCGACACCATGGCGCGTCATCTCCTCGTGGTCGGCCGTTATCTGCAGGGCCCGGGCCATCTGCCTGTGGATGCGCATGGTGCCCTGGCCGCAGAGCTCGCAGGCATAGCCGGCCTCCTGGATGTGCCGGCAGTGCCGACAAAGCTGGATGCGGTTCATCAGATCAAGCGTCATGGCAGTCGCCCCAGTCCATCCGGTTGGCAATCAAGGCGGCCACGTCCATCAGGGCCACCCCGCCGAAATTGACCCATGGAAAATACGGCGCCGCGCATTCCATGCAGGCCACAACCACGCCCAGGCCGAAAAGGATTGCCGCCATCAGTCGCATGTTTTCCTCCTTGTGGTTGGTTGTCCCGATACTGCCGCCTCGGGACCACGGCGGCCTGAGGGAGGAAAGTGCCCGTTACTACCGCCACGGGGCCGGGCGGTGCCTCTCGTCGCCGGCGGACGGTAAAACGGATCGTCCGCGTACTTGGCGAAAACAATATCCAGCGGGTCGTGGGCCGGGTTGTCGCGGTCCTCGATCACGTCCTTAAAATCAATCTCGGCCGCCGGGGTATAGCCCACCCGGTTTGTTTTATTGACCCGGCTCAAGGCCCGGGCCACCTGCGGGCGGCAGTCCGGGCAATATTTGGTGCGGTTTATCTTCATGGGCAGCGTCATCTGCAGGCCGCACACCGCGCAGGTTTTGTTGACGGACACGGCCCGGCCCGCGTTGCAGATCGGGCACGATCGCCGGGTGGTGGTGGTCATGATGTAGCGGTCGGCCTTGTGGCCGCAGTCGAAATTATAAAGGGGCAGGGCCCGGCCGGCCGTTGACGATCTCTTTTCCGGTGTCTGCTTCACCGTTTGCATTCGATGCCCCTTTTTTGGTTTAGGGTTGATATCGCGACCGGCCGGGCCGGTGCGGTTACCTCTCCGCGCTGCTGTAGACGCTCCAGATGTACTGCCGCGCCGCGGCGGCGGTGAAAAAGGGGCCGGTGTAAACACCCAGGAAAATGCTGGCCCGGTAAACCCCCGCGCCGGCGCGCTCGATAAAGCCCAGAAACTCGCCGGCCAGGTTCGTTACGGTCAGTGCTTTTTTCATGGTTCGTGCTCCTCATGGATTGCCGTTATCTTTTATCGGCCGTGCCGGGCGGCGGGAGAATTGCCTATCCACAGTACATTTTCTCCTGGTTGGGCCGCCCGGCACGCCGCTGGGTTATCCGCAGTCGTTAGGCCATCGCCCTGGCAATCGCGACAATCAGCCAGATCAGGACGGCGCCATCGACCACCGCCCAAAAGACAACTCCCGGACCATTCGTTAAATTGCTCATGATTTAGCCTCCCTTTGTTCGGCGTTGTGCAGCCGCACGATCCTTGCGCCTTCCTCGCTGCCCGAAAAAAAGGCATCCGCATGGGGCGTGCCCAGCGCGTAGGGGTTGCTGATCTTGCGGGCATCGCCCAGCCAGTAGCGGATCGCGGACCGCACACCCTGGCGGTATTCCTCGCTGCGGGCGTCGCGCGGAAAGTTGAAAGCCTTTTCGTAGAGTTCCCGTGCCGTGGTCATGTCTTTTAAACTCCCGTTTTTATTGATGTACACGCAACCGCTTACATCCGCTTACGTTTGTACACATGGCATCGCGTCGGCGCCCATCGTACACGTTGACTCACAAAAAATTTTCAGTGACGATATTATCCAGATCGGCATAGAATTTTTTGATGGCCGTCTCGCTTTTAAAAAACTTGATCAGGGAAGACTCGATGAACTTGGACCGCGAAACCCCCGCCGCCTGGGCCCGGGCCTCGATGTGGGCGATCAGCTTGGGATACGTGCGAAAGGTGACCGTCTCCTTGGTCTCCAGGTTCAGTTCCTGCTGGGTGAGGTGGTAATGATGGGTGTGATTCCCGCCGGAAATGTACTGTCGCATCGAAGTCTCCCCCGCTTAGGCGGCGCACTGGCTGTTGTCGGTCTCCGGCGGCACGGGCACGCCCGCCTTGGCCAAGGCCTCGGCCCACTCGTCAAAAAGAATGTCCGGGCGCACGCCGAGCTGCTTGGCGATCTTCACCTGGGTTTTCAGCCTCGCCCGGCGGCCATTGATGTAAGCGTTGACAGTGGGGCGCGTCAGGCCACACTTTTCGGCCAGTTCCGGCTCGGTAATACCCGACAGCTTCAAAAGAGCCTGCCGAATGGGAATCAGGTCAAACCCCATTTCTCTCAAGGTGGTCACGGCTTGCTCGTTGGGGGTGTTCATTGGGGCCTCTTTTCTTGTCTCGATTGCTACTTTGTGGTACGGGTTTCATTTATAAATTTTGTTTTGTTTTAGGCAACATGAAAATCAACTGTTCGTTTACAGAAAGCCTTGTTTGATGCCTTAGCTACACCTATCGTTTATATTGTATCGTTTGTCAAGTAGGAAATTCATCTTTGATTGATATTTCTAAAATAATAAATCGCATAAAAGCATTTAAAGCGTTGAAAAAGGATAAGCAAGTTGCTGTTATTATTGGACTTAGTGAACAGAACTTCAACAATAAGAAAAAACGAAATACATTGATACCGGATATAGTTGAATGGGCTATAAACAACGGCGTCGACCTAAATTGGCTCATAACCGGCCAATCCCATGTCGATGAAGCGCTGCTGGCGGAGTCCATTGCCTGGACCGATTCGCAACTCAAGCGGCGCAAGAAGAAACTTACGAGTGAAAAAAAGGCTATAATTGCTTTGAATTATTATCAAAAATATATAGAAACCGGTGAGATCGTAGATGACAAGGAGATGGACAGGTATTTGCGATTAGTCTCTTGACGGAGGGCTAATGAACAGGGAAGAACGTGACGCGGAAATGAGGGCTATTTTTAACGAGGCTGAGACGGATGACGCCGGTCTCAACATCGTCGGAAACTCAGGCACGGCGGTGGTCGGAAACAACAACGCCGTCATCATCAACCACACCCGCCGCCCCGGCGAGCGCATCGATGACGACCAGCTCATGGAGCTGCGCGATCGCATGGAAAGCCTGGTAAAGGTCGACGCCCTGCTGGCCTCCCGCAACCCGCGCGACAATCGCCCCCATAGTCAGCGCCTGGATTCCGCCCGGCGCAAGCGCTGGCACCGGTTCCGCGACGCCTTCCACCTTAAATCATACACCCATTTGACCCACGGCCAATACGACGACGCCCTGTTGTGGATCGACCGGCAGAAACAGGCCGCGCTGGCCACCATCGCCCCCCGGCCCGCCAATCGGGTCACGCGCAAGCGGCCGACACCGCGGGCATCGCGCCTCATATGCCTGTTTCTCCTGGCCGTGTGCGTGCCCCTCCTATTTTCGGTCAGCCAGACCCGGTCGCC